TGTGGCGTCGCGTGTGGCGGCGGCTGTGGCTTTATTGTGTTTACGCATATGCCAAATAGCCGAGGCAAACCCCCCGGCAAAACGCATCACGAGTGGAGACGATACGAAAATAATTCTATGGTCCGGTGGTGGGATTAGATCAGCGGCCTTATAAAGCCGCTTCACCGCATCAACTACAATTTTCTTTTCATCATCTCCCATGTGTTTTGTACTCATTGCATTGGCAATCCACTTATCTCTCCACGGGTCAAGCTGTTTGCGATGCTCGTCCGTCAGTGTATATTTCTTATCCATATAGCCTCCTTAAATTAAATTCCCTTAAATTTGTAAGTTCATAATGTTCCCGATAATGCAGAGATTGCGACCGCCAAGATCAACGCCCCTATGATTAGGATCACGTACATCGTCAAAGATATTTCGTTTCTGTCCCCCATGCTCTATCCTCACATTATCTCACGGATCAATACATATCCCTTGTAACCAAACTTCTTGTAAAATCCGTAGTGGACTAACGCCTTTGCCAATTCCCCACCGTCACCCACGTCATATATCTGTAAAGACTCGATATACACTTGGGTGTATTCGATCAGATCTGTATAGAGTTTTTTCAGGTCGTCAATATCCCACGCCCGGGCTTGACCGGGAATTGAATTCACAACCCCCTTAATCACCTTGTCGATCCGCTCGGCAATGACCTCTCGAATGAACATTTTGCATTCCTTTCTGACCGTTGGTCTAGTTAAAGATAAAGAATAGTCCTTTGCCATTTGAAAATAAACGGGGTTTTCGTCTGCGTAATATTCCGCAATGGAATTGAGCTTTTTAGCCAACTTCGCAACTTCACGCATTTCCTAGTACCCCCATACATTCTTTGTTTTTAAGCCGTATATTCATATCTTCTTTCTTGTATATATATTTATAAATATTGGATATTGGATTGATAAGTATATAACTACCAAGCACTTGCGTGAAAAATCCAACTTCAAACCGCCTTCCAACTTCACGTGAAGTTCCCCTATCCAGCTTCACAAATTCACCAACTTCACAGATCATTTTTCCCGTCCATTCAGCTTGTAAAATACGGTCATTTTGCCATTTTTAGCGTTCTTTTCCTGTACCTTATCAACGCTTCCGTTCTCGATCAGGGTTTCAATAGTCCGGTCAAAGTAAGTTTTACTCATGTGGCTACGGTATAATAGGTCGGATCGCATAAGTCGTTTGCCTTCTGACCTGAGAATGCCTGTAATTTTGATCATATCCTTCTGGTGAGGGTTAAAAGCAAAGTCCGTATGAAATGCATCGGATAGCTTTGAAAGACACTCTGTGACGTTATCTATTGCCCTAGTCACATCCTCAACTTCTACGGTCAACGAGTTGCGGTTCAGGGCGAATAGAATACTCAGTTTAAGGATATAAACATTATGTCGCTCTAGTAGTGGTGTCAATAAATTGCCAATTTTTGCCATTTTCGTTCCAAAGTAATGCTCATCATAAGTTTTAATTGCGTTCTTTGTCGCTTCCATTTTTGCCCCACTTGCCGCTAATTGAGCTATACCTCGTAATTGACTGACTAGTTGGTTTGTAGCCTGAATATCCGGCTCGGCATTGTCAAACGGGCTTCGATCTTCTTCTTTGGTCTGACACACAACATATAAGAACCGTGATAGAAACCCACCCCGGAAATGCTCTTCTTTAGCTACCGCACTCAACCAGTCGATAGTAGACGCCGATCCGATATTCAAGTAGGCATCTTTAATGGTGAACTTCTCCGCCCTGAGTTCACGCTCTCGAATATGAGGACAGTCAAAAAGGTCCGTTAACAGACTCATCGTTCCCATATTGTAATTACTGTTTAACGTGCTAATTAGTGACGCTACCTCAGAATACAGGAATAACCCTGAAGGCTGTCGGGCAAGCATTGAAAATAACTGCTCCTTGCTAAAGTCATTCGGGTAGACGTATCTATGAATATCAGTACATGGCACACCTACAACGTGATCATTTGAATTACATGGCCTGCCTATCCTATCCAGAATGGACTCGGCAATACTTAGCGAGGTGGACTTTCTGAACCGACTGGACGGGGCAAGCAATACAAGCCACAAATTAGGATACGTCCTAAAGCCCGTATCAAGATATACTTTCCTGTGGACTACAGTACTTACGCACATCCACGCCATCGCTTCGTGAAAGAAGGCGGGCGCATCGGTCATTTTTTGTGCATAAGTAATATAATTTTCAATGAAGTTTCCCTTCATGCTTCCCCCGGATATAAAAAGACCCCCTCAACAATGGCACGCTAATGGCATCACCGAATAAACGGCGACCTGTTTTGGCAGGCGTTGAGAGGGTCATTGAAATTACGTTTGGTTCCACTAGCGCGCCTTTCTTAATGTTCTCATATACTACAAAGTGGACGCCTCGCCGTCAAGCTTTTGATCGACTTCTAAAATTCTTTTCCCGATCCACTCGACAACTTGAACGACTTGGCCGTTTCCGAGCAGTTTAAGTCTGTCCATTGTTGAGGAATCCCCATCAGAAATTCTGCAAACCCAGGGTTTATCCATAGCCTTTGCTTTGGTTTTTTCCATTGGCTGTACTGGTTCGTGACCCGTAAATCCTGCCCTAACTTCATCCCAATACTTGCTCCAGATGGTCTTTTCTCCCCACGTTCTTTTTTCAGTGCGTCTGTATGGCATGGACTGAAATAATCTGTCGTCACAGGTGTGGGCCACAATCCATGTTCGATCTCGTCTGTGTGGGGCTCCGATGCTACTTGCTCGAAAAGTAAACCATTCTGCATTAAACCCGATCTGGGAAAAGTCTCGCAATACGATTCCAATTCCCCCTCGTTGAGTAAGGATAGCTGAGACGTTTTCCACGATGCGGTATTTGGGTCTAACTTCGCAAATAAGCCTAAACATTTCAGACCAAAGACCGGATCTTTCTCCTTCAATACCAACTGCTTTTCCTGCAAGGGATATGTCTGTGCATGGGAACCCACCGGCAAGCATGTCGACTTTGGGAAGGTCTTTTGCTTTAACTTGTTTAATATCTTTCCATTTTGGGACATTGGGCCACCTCAAATTTAATATCTTTTGACAATATTCGTCAACCTCAACTTGAAACGCAATCTCCATTCCTGCGAGTTCAAGGCCGTAGTCACCTAGCCCGCCGCCACTGAATAGGCTACCGACTTTCATGCTTCAACTCCAACAATTCCTTGATCAATTCTTTTTTCCTCGCCTCCACCCGCTTATCCGGCTCCACAAATGGCCACGGTCCCAACTCACCTTTCGTCTTGCCCATGATAATATCGTGACGGCGTTTGAGTTCTGCTTGTACTTTGGGGGTCACGATAATTCCCTTTCCTTATCCATCTTCATCCTCGATCAATAATGGCATCATACCTCTGAACACCTCTAATAACTGATTAGCACAATATATGTGAAGCGTTAATTTCCCAAAAGTAAAATGAGGATCATGCTTTTCACAAATTGCTAAACCGTAATATTCCCCGCAAAGACTGCATTGAATCTTGCCTTCACATTCACACTTAACTCTCATTGCTTATCCTCTTTTGGTTTGAACCATGGCAATAATTTTCCTTTGATTTTAATGGTACAATCATCACAAAGGCCGTCAATCGTTCCTCGGTATCTATTACATTGAATACACTTCATGCACTCTCCTCTTCTTTGCTATCCTTTCTCATGGCAATCTGTATGTAATATTCTCCTTCATTCACCGGAACATCAAGAATATATCCAGCTTTTAAGGCATCTACCATTGACTGATCCAGTATCAACTCTTCACAACCATAACCTCGTCTGCATTGATCCTGGGGTTTTCTGATGACAACATCATTAATGCTCACCTGAATAACTCCTCCTGTTTAACTTCTTTCGGACTCGCCATATACCATGTCATCGCTTTCGTTCCCATGATCTTACACACCCGGACTTCTCGGTTCTCTACAATCCCTTTTGATCGGAGTTCTGGGAGTCTTCGAGAAGGAACGTGCCGTTCAAGATCAGCAATCTGGGCAATTTCGGCGGCAGTCAATCCCTCTCTTCGTGAGACGACAGACAAGCAGATTTCCCTATGGATTTCTGCTTTGCCTGACTTCTCTACATCGTTTGCAACTTCATGACTTGTCGCGGGGTCGGTTCGTCGTGATCGTGCTATCATAGCCCCTCCTATTTCGTATCTCCTGTAGTAACACCTCTGCAAACTTTTTCTTTGGCCAGTGTGGTCTACGTTTGGTCTGTTCAGTTCTGTTTGTTTCGTTTATTTTCATAGCTTAAAAGTGGCAGGGCAGGCATTGCGCCCGCCCCACCTTGAGAGAGAGTTATTTCTTCTTAAACATCGGAATACCTTTGTCAGTAAACGTCAAGTCATAAGCGTCATCCGCAACGCCTTTGAGTAAAGTCAGTAATCCTTCTGCCTGGACTTCAGTCATGTTGGCAACGGGTTTCTTGTATTCTTTTCGATACCAAGAGACGATGTGATGATCCTCAAACCCTGTGACCTCGCATACCTTGCGTAGCTTCTCTTTTGTCTCAGAGGTGATGAGGCCCGATTCCTGCTTTGGCTTCTCTTGAGGTTTTTTCTTTACTTTGTCATTCTTTGTCGAAGTTTGCTTAACTTTGCTATTTCGATCCATTGCCCCTTCGCCGTCGTCATCGTCTGTTACCACTCCCACCATTGAGGCGAGAGAGTATCTACGTGCGTATGTCAAACATGATCCCATTGCTTGTGGATCGTTTGGCTTGGCGGGTTTAAGTAAATACTCACCTTCCTCGAATTGACCGGACTCATGTAAGAGTTTCGTCTTTAACACGAATTCTCCGTCGTCGCTGAAACCTGTCTTTTGTAGGACTGCGAACCCGTTTGTTGTGAGAGCTTCTCTACATGCGCCCCATACCGCTGTAAGGTCGGCGTAAGAGGACTTAAAGAATGGGTTCTCCTTGTCCTTGACTGCCGAACGAATTAACTTCTGTACTTTGACCATTGCTTTTGCAAATGTTCCGTTGTTACTCATGCAATCTCCTTTCATCATTTGGTATAGAATTTCTCACTTGCTTCGACCAGCTCGCATCCCTCCGGCACCTTCCCATGCTCTTGGTAGTATTCAGTTGCGGGAGTGGCGAGGGGCCGGGTTTCCACCACGTACCCGTCGATTTCATTCTTATCACACCATGTCACGAAAGCATCCTTGTCTATGATCTTCACCTTCTCTTTGAGTGAACGAAAGCCAACGGTCCCGCTTTTGAACTTAATCGACTTCTTACCCTTGGGGAGATGCTTTTGAGCATACTTTGCTAACTCCGCACCGAAGAGAAACTCAAGACGGTTTTTCATGCTCTCCGCATCTTTTATGTAATCTGCCGATGCTTCCTTGCGTCTCTGAATCTCTCGTTCCCACATGGCAATCTTCCCAACAATGGCCTCTGCCGTGGCCTCATCGTTGATTGTCAGATCAGATTCACGCTTGACTACTTCGATGTCCTTATCTTCCGTGTACTTCTCTTGGAACATATCCTGTAATACATCTATAACTTTCATGTCAATCTCCTTTATCAAATTCTTCACATTTGCAATCATCTGCCATGCAATGGTCAAACATTAGATCATGTGCATCTTCTGGATGTCCGCATGGACAGAACTTTACGTAATCCGGTATCTCTAAATCCCTGTCATAATCCATTCTCATCTCCGAAAATAGAATCATCTGATCCCCCTTTTCTTTTATCAATCAACCCAATCGTGGTGCCACAAGTAACACAATTAAACAGACTGAAGGCATAGTTCCCGTCTATGCCCATTTGATCCCCTTTGAATTTAAGGTGGTGATGTTGGCAGTCCTCCTTTCGTTGTGTATCTTGTTTGTTTTCCATACTCATACTATACACCATAGTGCATACAAATGCAAGTAAATTCGTTCGAATTTGGAAAAATAATTAGGCTGGTAATTGCCCGCCTGCTTTGACATATTCTCTTCTTGCCCGATCTTCCTTGGCTTGGGCAAGAGCTAATTTCTTGAGCCACACTTCCCTCTTCTTTTTCACCCTGTCTAGACGCTTGGCAATCCGATCCGTCTTCTTCACGCAATCACCCCAAACTCTTTCGAGAATCGCGTTTCGTGACGGGGAGGTAGTTTGATACCTATCTCCATTTTTTGCTTCAAAAACCTGCGTTTTTGAGCCAGAATCGCAGGGTCGTTTCGTCCTATGGGCCTTGTAGATCGACTTGTAACTAGCTCGGCACTCCAAAACGTGCCTAACCGGACTTTCCAGCCTTCCCCTTCCGCACCGTCCGCATATCGCCATGCTTCCCCCTTCGCTCCTTATTCCAATAGGGTGACTTACATTTTCCGCATCTGGCAGGGTCTTTGAACTGAGATACAAATTCCTTTGTACCCTTCTTACACCTTTTGCATTTGTGGATATAACGTTCGACTGTTTTCATTGTTGGATAGTATAGCACTCCGGTGCATAGCTTGTCAAATAAAAAACCCCGCCAGAGAATGACTAGATACAACCCTGCCATGTCCCGTATTAATGTTCGGGCTCCTGAAAAAGAATTGCTTTGCTAAGGTTGAGGGGTTCTGTCAAGGGAGGTAGTGGGTTAGGCTACCCTGTCCCGTATCTTGACCCGCTTTATGTTTTTGAGTACAATTCCCGAAACATAACTCGCAATAAAGCGTGAGGGGGGCCGGATCGTATAATTGCGTTATACGGACCAAGTTGTAGGCTGACAGAGCTTGGGTTTTGTGATCCGGCTTCCCCTTACTTTCTTCCCTCTGTATCCATGCGCAACCAAACACGTCAGGTTGTTTTTCACGGCTCTTGCGAGATTGTGACATAGATACGTCCAACAAAAAACCCCCACGTGACAGGACAACCCAAAGTTCAGGATTGTGCGTGAGGGTCTTTGCCTTACAGTTCACCGCAAGGAATATTTTTTAACACTTACTTTGGGGCTCCTGTCATTAGGAATTGTATAGGAATGGGGGGTAGCTTGTCAAATAAAAAGACACACGGCAAGACGGGATAAATCTTACCGTGCTATGGATTGCAAAGGAGGGTTAGGCCTTTGCAGGAGAGGGGGGAACAATTTTATCCGGGGTGTCTTTCGGGGGTTCGGATTTCTTGGGCATTTCTTTGAGAATGCTCAGAGCCTTCGATTCAAACTTTTCGATGTAATGGGTGACTTCTCGGGGATGTTTCCGACCGGCTTTGGCTAACATATTAATATCCGTCCATCCCAATTCACAGAGGACCATGATGAACTCTAATTCGTCTTTAGTGAACATTATTTAATCCATCCCTTCTTCTTGGCAAACTTAAATACCTCAAAGCCGATCAACACGATTAAAGCAATCATCAGCCACATAGATAACCGCGCTGACGCATCGGCATCGGCTTGAGCTTTAGCGACGGCATCGGCTGAGGCATCTTGGCTGTCCTCACTCTTATAAGAAGTTTTCGTTCCGCTTTTAATCCTCAATCCACTTGTTACGACCCTCATGACATCCCCTTGATAGGATAACGTTGTCGTCGCGCCCATGGATAGAAGCGGAGCCGGGGGTGTCTTCCCGGTCAAAGCCGCAATCGGGATCTCAATAATGGTTGGTTGGATGTCAATATCGGATGTGTCATCAATCGAGGTATCTTGTTCAGATTGCTGTTTCGCTTTCGCGGATGCACCGGCTTCGCCCCCCGCAGAGGACGAAGCACTGATGCAACCAAGGAGACCAAACGGAACAATGAGTAGAATGAGAAATTTCATTTTGCTTCTGTGAATGCCTTTTTGATCGACGCCCACGCCGGACCCAGAGCGTTTTTCCATCCACCTTTGATGGCCTGTTCGATAATCACGACTAGGCCAGCACTTGCACCCCATGCTTGGATGCTTTCAAAGGATCGGCCCGTTAATCCAGCCACAACACCAAAGCACGTACCGAGGACAACCTTAATTGAAGCACGGGTGAGTTCAAATGGTTTTTCCTTTGTGACGCCGTTCTTGAGATATCCGAGAACCGACGCACTTAATCCGATCAATGCTCCCTGCCAAATTGCATTCCATTCCATAAACTTCTCCTTTCAAGATTACTATACTGAGATATGAATCACTGTCAAGCTTTAGTGGTTTTTCTTAATGAGGTCTTTAATCTCGTCTTGTGTGCGTTCGATGTTCTGAATCCGATTCTCAAGCACGGCTTGCTCAAGAGACATCTTGTAGATCATGGGTTCAACACGGTTGAAGTTCTCATTCGCCCGCTTCGCTTCAGAGACAAACCCTGATAAGAGAAACGAAACCAGCAAGACCATGATTGGTATGGAAATTTTCCAATACCATGAACTAAACGTTCCGCTAAGTTGATTTTGACTCATCTTTCTTCTCGGATACATCCACGTCGGTATTGATGACTGTCTCTTCGGCGTTGTCAATCGCTTCATAAAACGGTTTTTCATACCGAGCGATGGAAGGGATCTGCGCCCGTGCGTCTACCGCTTTTTTAAGTTTTGTATAATCGGCTCCTTCAAGCATCACCGATCCATTAGCCGTTTCAACTGCATTCAAAATCTTTCCGGCTTGATACAAACTCGAAACGGGTTTTTGAAATTCCGGGAATTGATCAATCGCATGCTCGACGAATTGATAGAATGAAACTGTTGCTTCTGCTCGGCCCGTCTTGGCTGGAATAGTAACCGGATCGGGAATGGTAATCGACTTCATCGGTCCTCCTAAAATTAGAGATTAAGTTTCTTGTTGACATCCTTGATTTTCTTTTTCTTCAATGGCACATCTTTGTATTTCTGGTTGGGATCGCCTTTTGGAATCTCAGCAATCAAGGCATCCTTTTTAGTCAACATCTTACCATCTTTGTCAAGTCCCGCTTCCTCATTAAGATAAAACTCAAGGGCTTTTTGTACGTTGTCCATGGTTGTCGGGAGGAATTCGACTCCTACAGCATCAAAATAGGGTTTGTCCAATTGGATGACTCGCTTGATCTTTTCTCCTGTATCCGCATCTTTACATGTGATAGGAGTGCAGGCGCAAAACTGATCCTGGTCAATATCTCCTGCAATGTGTATTTCATGATTTGCCATGGTTCACCTCTTATGCAAATGTAATAGTTAAGCCTATTCTAGTAGCATCTTCCGCGTAGCTAGGTAGTACCTGGGCCACCCTTGTATCGGCATCCTGTTTGTACGTCACTCCCCTCCGTCCAGGAATCGCCGAGTTCATCCTATCTCGAATTCCCGCCTGAATCTCCACGTCTGTCGGGGGGTCTGTAGCAAAGTCGGCCTTATCAAAGTAATAATCCTGAACGATAGCCAGTCCTGTTGAATCCTCTTTTGCTTCAACGGAAACAAGATATCCAGCAAGAATTCCATTCTCGCTCCTAGGCAAAAATCTAGATACTTTATATGTGATAGCCATGCCGCCTCCTATACTATCGTGTAGATCGGAAGAAAATACGCTTGATCGGTAATCTGGTTTCCGTCATCCGTGACGAATATTTTTAGCCAGCCCTGTAGCGTTGGAGTTGTCACGTCACCATTATCTACAATAGATTGAGTCAGTACACCCGCCGCCGCCGACCCGTGATAATGTGCAAATTCTTCCGAGATATCACGTTGCCGAATATAATGAACAGGAAGCGCACCGGACGCGCTATCTTGATCTGCATCAATAACACCCGACGGCGAGGTGCTAGACGTCCCTACAACAAGCTGACCGGCAATGTAGCTACTTGCCGCCACTCCTCCCGACCGAACCCATCCGCTTGGAACGAAAACGCCGTTTCCGCCATTAACATCTAGGTTTCCGGTTGCGGTTACCGTCCCGCCAAATGTCGTGTCGTTCGTTGCGTTGATAGTCATGGCGTCATTAGTTCCGATTGTCCCTGCCCTCGACACCTTAAACACGTCACCCGCGTCATTGTCCATCCCAACAGACCATGTATTCGGCGAGCCACTCGGTATATTAAAAGATAGATATGGATCGCCACCCGATGTTCCGCCTGCGGCAATCGTAACTTGCGTATGACTATCTGTGTTCGTGTTGTCTAGATTGTCAATACGGAAGCGCGTTGTCGATCCAGCCGTCGTGTCGGATACATGTAATTTATGTAAAGGTGTGACCCCAATGCCAAGCTGACCGTCTCCCGTCAGCCTCATCTTCTCAGCGGCCGCGGCTCCGCCTGTCATGTTCTTAAAAACAATATCCCCGTCCTCAGTCCCGGCTCCTGCATCTGAGGCAATCACCTCAATCGTTCCAAGTATCTCGTTGTTACTTGCAGACGTTTCTACCTCGAACTCAATCCCTACACCGATATTTGCCGCAGGCGTTCCAGAGGTGATATGGCTTAGTCTCTGAGCGTAAGTAACAGTATTCGTTAGAGCTGTGTCATCTTCGACATGAAAACGCCTATCAGGAGTTGTTGTGTTGATACCGAGTTGCTGACTGGTATCCACCGTAAGAGCATGCGTCCCACCATTCGTTGCCACCTGAAAGGCCGCTTGGGATCTAATAACGATACTATCGACTAAGGCATCCGCCGCATCAATTAACGGTGACCCGCTTGATCCTCCATGATGTGATCCGCCGATAAATCCGATAGATGTGTTCGCCGCCGCTCCGTTAGTGAATGAGATATATCCATTTTCATCATTTGTTCCTGTGATCTTTCCAACAACCATGAGCTGATTGACATCGGCATCGCCATAGACATGAAAGATAGTGTTTGCCTGTAAGGCCGTGATTCCAGAATCCTTATTTGTGACCAGCACACCGCTCTTCGTTGATCCGTCATTGGCAACGCTTAGGAGCGTAATGGGTGTTGCGCCTACTTGAGTTTGGATAAAGTTGTTTGCGTTATGACGGAGGCGTAATCCTGCTAAGCCGCTCTCGGCAGTAACAAAACCCATGTCTCCACCAACTGTTGAGTCGGTGTATCCCGTTGCCGTTGTTCCTAAGTCTGTCGCCCCGCCCGATCCAACGTTATTGATCACTCGTATTTCATTGATCGCTGACGTTGCATTCGTTGTGTTTTCAAGGATGATGTCCACAATGCCAGACTTGGCTGTCTGTGCATGAAGTAATGCATTTGTATTCGGAGTGAACGTTTCACCACCTAATGCGAGAATTCCCGTACTCAATAAGCGCATGCGTGTGGTAAAATTAGCAGGGGTATCAATTCCATCTATTCCCTCTTGCCATGTTAATTGACTTACCCCGACGTTCGACGTGACATCAACAAAATATCTCCAGTCCGCACTGTAGGCTGTTGCGCCGTCATGAGCTACGCCACGGATATCCATTTTATAACTATCTCGTTGTCCGGTTCCACTTAATGCGTCTGTTAAGACTTGTAACGATCCATCTGCTACCGCCCCGGTTGCTCGAAAGAATACTGGCGATGTTCCAGTCGAGGCGTTCATGATCGCAATCACCCCGCCAGCCCCGGCGTTCCCTGCGTTATCGACTTCGAGTGTTGCCACTGTCGGCGAGAGTCTTAATCCTAAACGATTGTTTACTTCATCGTAGTCTGAACTGCCAAATAAAATACTTCCCTTTGTTGCGTGAACGGTTGAGTGGAGTGTTAGATCATCACCCGATCCCGTCCCGCCATATATATCTGCGATACGAGGATTACTAACTGTCGGCGCGGCTTGAAATAAAACCGAACTGCCGCTTCCAATGGTTGCAGTGACATCCGTTAAGTCAGTCAACTGCATAGAAATGAGGGCCGTGTTTAAGGCTAATCCGTCAGTGATTTGGATCTCACCGGCTGAGGTGCTCCAGTGGATGTTAGTCGTTCCAGAATCATCCTGCCAGAAGAGGGCTCCCTGATCCGCTCCAACGGTAGGATCAGTAAGCAATTCCCCGCCAACGGTAGGGTATCCACCTGCACCCTGTGGACCTGGATAGGACATCTATCTTCCCCCGCCAAAAACTTCAGTGAATTTACATGACTTGAGTGCTACATTACCCGAGTCTCGATGTCTCAAGTTGTATGATAGAGTTCCAGAGACTTCGATTGTGAAACCATAGAGCCTGTTAGCAGTAAAGGCCACTCCGTTATTAAGCTCATGGAGATAGGTCGTTGTGCCGTCTGTTTCTAAAAGCTCTAAAACTGTAGTAGTATCCAAGACAAGATTAATATCTATTTTAGATGCCGGTTCGCTCGGAGTAATATTCCCAGCGGTGATTAAAGAGGTTCCAGAGGCAACAGCGGTTCCATTAAAGACATCTACAGGACGTGAAATGCTTCCCATGCTATGTTCCTTTCACTTAGTTTATCGGCAAAAAATAAGGCACTATCCGGTTAAAATTCTCCATCTCAAGTCATCGGGGTGATATTCTAGATCTATCGACTCATCTGCTGAGACAGTCTTATTTGCCCCCGTTCCAGTGATGATCCTATTTCCCGGATCAGAACTAGTCGATTGATTTGCAAATGTAATATCATTACTCCCTGTGTTAAAGATTCGCATTCTCCGACTTTGTGAGGTATCCCCTGATTGAATCCCTGTAATTGTTACCCCTGAAGTAGATGAGAGTCGGAACGTCTCCCCCGCGCCGATATCGTAATCATCCTGACCAGCACTTAATTGGGTTGGACTCTGATGCTTTGGGGCATACCCTCCATCCATCTGATGACGGAATGCTTCTGCCTCATCTTCACAGATAGTCAACTCTAAAATCGGATGCGTAGCTGAATCCGCATTTTCGCTGGTATTGATTACGGAATCATCTTCATGTAATGTCTTGACGATAAATCCGTCATTCGTGACCGTCCCATCCACCCAACCCTGAACCATTCGTGCGGGGATATCAAAGTAATTATCCCCAACAATCAATGGTCCGCGACAAACGACGAGATAGTCTTGGAATGTGTAGACGATTTCAATCTCAGGATCAGAGCCAGCAGGTGCGGCTTGATCTTGTTGTGTAAATTGAATGTCCTTTCCGTTTTCAGCCCATGACAATCTAAAGCCGTTATTTGTTTGACCATTTGCCCATTTCTGAGCAACCGATGTAATGTCAAATTTGTATTCTGTTCCAATAGCATCAGATTGATTCGTTCTGAAGGTAGATATAAGAGATCCTACGCCTGGCTGGTTGTTCCATGTAAGCGTTGCTTCGTCCCATGTCGCATCTGCTTCGTGAACATTAATCGTTCCCGTGGCATCTGTGCTGGCTACTTCCTTAAAAACACTTATCCGAGCAGAGATAATAGTCGCCCCAGACGGAACAAGACTCTCATCCGGTCTAATCCAGCCATAATGAAAGGGTGATCCACCACCGGAGGATACAACGCTTATCCCAGATTGATTGTTGTTGGCATTGGGAAGGGTTTCGTTAGTGAACGAATCATGCCAATCGCTGTCTGATACTTCCGATGCACTTGAATAAGTCGGACGCGTACTCCATGTGACCGTCCCTTCGCTCCATGATCCCGGCGCAATCAAGACACACACATTCCCCGTTCCTGATGTGGCGTTTAATTTCAATCGAGCCTTTGTCACTGTCCCCGATAAAGCAGAGGGATCGAACTTAAATAACGCTTCTGTCTCATCATCTGACTTTCCTAAGCTCGCTTGAGCGGTTGTGTCTGATCCGTAATTTGTTCCGGCATTTGCTTCATCTACATACGTATCTTCCGAAGCGGTTAATTCGTGAACCTTCTTAATGTGGCGGTAAAAGACCAAATCCCCAGACGCTGAGTCTGGACCTGCGGAAAACCCCTTACAGATCGTGCAATTATTCAGATCAGGAAGTCCAAATGCAAGCCGTGTTTCATTCGGGGTAAAGGTAAAGAATGATTTTGATGTGGATATTCCAGAGAAGGATGTCCCGCTGGCTCCGAATTCGTGAGAGATATCTGATAGATCCCACTCAGGAGACATGAGCGCAAATCCACCGCAAGCCGTCCCACCTACATATCGACCCCGTGATGGATCTTCAGTGTAATTCCACCCCTTCGGATCTTGATGACCCCATGCCTCAATCCGGCCTGTGATGGGAGTAGTCTGATCGATATGACGAATCAGCGATGGAGAGGGATGGAGATAATTTCTGTGATCCGGTTCCCAATTTGCAATCCTCTGGGGTCGGGCTAGAATAGCTGAATAAGCCGAATCTAGGAATGCTCCTTTAATGGGTTTATGTCCACTTCCCGGAAGACGATTCTTAACTATTGGAGCTTTATCAGTGTCAAGTTGTTTCTGCTCCATATTCCCCGGTCGGTCATCGATGATAATATGCTCTAAGACTTCTGCAATCCATCTCCACAAGCCGGGTTTCTTGGGAGTGACTCCAGGAGTCGGTCCGGCAAGCTGAGTCAAGGGAAACCAGTTATGCTCTGATCCGGTATCGAATCTGAGATGAACTCTTGTCGTCAAAGAATAGGGAGGCGGTTCAATGTAAGCATTATCTTCATCAAACTCTAACGGTGCATCCTGTTCTAATTCACTTGAACGAGTAAAGCCGTGTTGAAGCCCCGCAGGAGGGTTGTTAAACTTCCCCGCCACAGGGATCAAAGCCTTTTGTCCGCTATGAAATAAAGCATCTGTGTGGAAGTGGAGAGAATGAATCGGATGATCGTCATCATCTTTCCCTAAATTATGGGTGTCCTTCTCATCGAATCCCGGCAGAAAGGGACCGCCATCTTCTAAGCTCATCCCGCCGATGATCGGTTCATCTCCATCTGATAAGAACCCTCCGATGCTGTCCTGTCTCCCTGAAAGCCCCATGTGTAGAGCCAATAGATTGTCTTCTTTCCTAGCGAGTCTCAGGCTTCCAATTCCTTTGGGATTTTTGATAACACGTAATGCGGATTGTAATCTCGCTAAACGTTCGGGATCGATCTTGTCATCCTTATCCAGATCCGCAACCAAACTCCCCATAGTCGGTTCACCGTCTGCATGAACCGCAATTAGCTTCCCATCGGCAGGGAAAAAGATTTCTTCCTGTGTTGTCTCTTCGGTGGATTTAAGTACAATCCCCGGCGTCCCTACGGGGTAGAGCTGTTTCGTTGCGGGAACGACAGCCAGAGGATCAAATCTTAAGTCTTGTTGTAAGAATCCATTCCACGTGGGAATAGCTCGGGAAATCTTCTTTTTCTTATCAACAGAAAAAATTGACGAAGGAAATCCAAAGCTCCATGCCGGGATCGGACGGGCCGCGACTTTAGGCGCACCGGCTTGAGTGATTAATCCCTTACGGTTGGGCCACAACATCCCGCCGATAATATCCCCGGTCCCTTCGGGGTCGTACTCCATCCCGCCCATAACGTATGGTTGATTGGCATCAGTATGCCATTTCTTAAGCCTGACCCCGATCCACATCCTGCGAAAATCGAGGTCCCTTCCCTCGGCGGGGAATCCCCAATGTTGCATGGGCCAAAATCCGGGACCATTCAAATCGCGTGAGTCTGTATTCCTCATTACCCACCACCTCTTGCAGGAGGTTGTTTAGCAAGAATTCTGCGAGCAGGCTCAGGAATCCAACCCATAATATCCAGAGGAGGAACTTTATCGGGCATCGCTACTTTTGTTTTCGCTTCTCCCTTAGAAGTCACTTCGTGAATGATTCTTTCAATCCATCCTGCCGGCCCCATGCCTGGAGTTAAAATCCCACTCGCTGAGCCTTCGAATCGGGTAATGAATTGCGCCCATACCCGTGCCACGATTCCTTTGGAGATAGAATTTAGAGATGCTCCCGCAAGGAGTCCACGGAATCCGCCCTTGTCTCTGAGGTTGATGACTAAATCCTCTACGTTGGGTTCAGCGTCTCTGATTCCCATCATCTTTTCAATCTCTGCTTTCTTAGAATCCCGCCACATCATCCGGGCTGTCTCCATTCCCTGACCTACAAAGATCTCCATTCTCGGGCCTTGGAACTTCGGAAGAGAGATGATATCTTTAACATCGTTTGGCTTCAGGGAAACCTTCTGAAGTTGTCGCTTATTATTCGGTGAAGCCGGAATCCCTGTCACAATAACAGATAGCTTGAAATGTTTTGTTAAGGCAATGGAGTTATACTTCACTCCTGTACTCACAGCATCATATCCGATCAATTTCCCCGGAAGTGGGCGAATATTCCCACTCGGTAAACGAATCTGTGCAGAATTCCCCGCCTCATCTTCTACGCTGATCTGACTCGGTAGAATCATTCCTAATTGTCTTAAGTTATCTTGACGATAAGAAATCCGAATGATCCCTTGATCGGAATCTAAAACCGAAACATCCGCAGGGGTGGATTTGGTATTTGAATCAATCAACCCATCTGAGGGATATCCAGAAACATTCATCCCAAACTGAGCCTCGTTTGCATTGGCTGTGCTCTTAGCCAGAAAGCTCCTCTGTGTTCCTAAGACCGCATAATCACTGAACGCTTCTGCTGGTCCACGTGATCCATCCAAAGGATTGATCGTTGCCACTCTGAAAGCGTGAATGGATAGAAGCCGATCCAGCCACCGTTGATTGATTCTAAATGTCTGTCTGTAGTGTTGTTGGACTGCCGCAATTCTCGCCATCCAATCGGCATCGGGTGAGAGTAAACCTGCGAGTCCCAAAGCACTCCAGAAGTCCATAAACGGCACCATAGCCCGTCTGACGAATTCATGGGTTAATTGAGTGAGGCCAATTCTCGGAGGAGCACCCCATGCCTTAAATGCTTGATCCATAGTAATCCATGTCCCTTGAGGAACTTCCACACCGTCTATCTTTAACCCCACATCAGGAACAGGTAGGACATTCTCCATAAAATTATCTTCTGCGGGATCACCAATTGCTGTTGTAAATCCGGCTGGTCGATTGTCCTCTTCAAAATAATCAAATCTTAATTCCGGTTCACGGATGTAATAGACATCAATCTGGCTTGGCCCGGTGATCCGATTGTCCACTAATTGAATATGCCCATCTCCCACGATATGATGCTGGATGTCTTTCGCGCCAACCTTGAAGACTTTCTTCATCTCCGCGACTTCAGCGTTATTGACTCGACTGCGAATGTGAATATCTCCATCCTCTGTGATCGAAATCGCGGCTTCAGGGAAGTACGCTATCGCCCGATCTAACGCAGTATTCCCGGAATCCTGTAAGGATGTATTCAGAAGAGGGAGCGTGTTCTTTGTTTTTTTGATTTCAGGATCGACAATGATTTTATATTCAGCCGACCCGCCCCGGTATTCTTTCTCTGCTTGCATGACCTCGTTAATAACTTGTTGCACCATCTCATCGGGAGTCCATGGTTTGGTTTTTTCATCCTGAGTAGACCACCTAGCATACTGGATATCTTGAATGACATCTTGAAGATCAAATAAATCATTTCGTGAAATTCCCTTGTACCCCGTCCTCTTGGTGTGATTGTATCGATGGAAGCTCATGGGATAGGACCAGAACCACCTCCGATCTGCTACGCGGATTCTACGGATATGTTCATTCGGACCCGGAACGAATTCAAGTACCCATAAATTCTTGATGGTCACTTTTCGTTTAACAGGATGAAAAATTTGTATGGTTAGCGTAACGGGTTCTTTCCCTCGAAGAGTCCGATCAACAACCTTCTCAAATCCTTTCGGAAGATCAAACGTGTTGACAAACGGAAGTGTCCCGTCATTGAGTTCCCACGCCACATTAGCAGTGGCAGAGAGAGGGACTTTACCATTCAAATAGATTTTAGGTGTTTGATTTTGAGCCATAGATTACTGCCCCGGAACTTGATGGGTTCCACTTCCGCCACCTTGTCCGCCACCTTGTCCGCCTGTCGGAATTCCCGGCGCGGGCAATCCTGGAACAGGTTCAAAATATTCCCACATCCAACGTCGATTATATTCAACTAAGTCAAATTGATTTCCTTTCAATCCAACCGTTTGCGGTTTAGCAGTAGGAGTAGCTGTTTGCAGACGCCAATTTTTAACAGACGGTGTGCCAGTAGGCTGACCGCCCAAATCTCTCGCATTAAATTTGCCTATCCTCACTTCCCGTTGTTGTTCAATCCATCTTCGAACAGCCGGACCGCGATAAGCAAATTTAGAATAAGGATTTCCTGTCCAGACCGGATTCATGACCCATCCAAATTCATCTTGTTGAGTCCAGATCACTTCAAATTCAACAACGGATGTTTTCGCACCTAATAACGTCATCGTGCATGAGATTCGATTATCTGCATAATCGAAATCAGGGGTCTCCTCTGTGATGGCAACCTGACCGCCTTCAAGTGTGTCTTTGAGATTCTGAACTAACCACGGTCTAACGGTGTTCGTCCAGAGACTGCGTAAATCCTGCGTCTCTTCACTGTCTATCCACGCATCGTATTCGACTGTTAATGTGACAAGTCTTTGAACATTATTACCACCTCCGGCTCCTGCCCTTCCAAATCCTCCGATGAACGACCCTGATGATCCAAAACCAAAGAGATTGTTGGGTTGATTTGCTCCTCCTGAACCGGTTGATCCTCCCGGAACATTCTGAAAATCTCCAGGTGCAATCCGATTCCGTCTGATCCTCAAACTATGTCCAATAATAGAGGCATGATCTCTCCCACCCAAGCTCTGATCATATGCAATGTCCTTGTAAACCAATGTGAAGTCTACGTTCTTATCTGTGTCATCAACTTGATTGTATGTCTCTGTCTGCTTCTCCCATACATTCGTTGCGGGAATATTGGTCTGTACCGTTGTCACATACGCCGCGATTGCCGCTGTATACTGAGCGCGGGCATTGTTCGCGTCTAACGCAGTATACCGCCCGGTGATGGTCATAGTTTTAACGCGATTCGGTTCATAAGAAATCTCAATACTGGATGTTCTCCGGCCTGCCTGTCCGGTTAAATCAGCAGGGACTTCACAATCTATGGTTACGTTATACATCCGTGTTCTGCCGGAATCAAATTCATCTGCTTTTGTCGCGTTAGGGTTTTGATTGAATCCCGTATTCTTTCCCGCCGCCGCCTCGGGGTCCAGATCAAATAAAACATTACTGCCATGTAAAACCCTCAAACGTTGTCGTGGTGTTCGAAAAGCCTCCTCAAGTGAGGCACAGCGATTGACAAACTCCCGCTCTGATGTGGCTTCTACGCTGGAATCAGAATGAACGATGACTTGACACGTCACTGACCGGGCGTCATAGTCATCTCTCAAGTCAATCTTATCTTGCAAAAGGAATTCACTTGACCCACCAATGGGGAATCCACCTTCACCCGGACTCCCTGCCTCTGAGACACTGCTTGAATTATCTGTCGTGATATCATTCCCTGAAACGGCAGTCACTTTATAGGTTCCATCATTCGCCGAATTGGTACACTCGATGAAGTGGATATAGGTATCGACTTTCACCCATGCCGGTGGTGCGGCATCCATCGTATAGACTCCTGTCCCGGAAGCTACAGAAGCGATTTCCAATCCACCATATGTAATTAACCATTCACGTGTGACATTCGGCATCTATTACATTCCTGAAAATAAACCCTTGGCAATATAAGATCGTTTGTGAATTTTTAGTGTCTTATTTAATTGAGCTTCCTTGTCATTGAACTCACGGAATTTTTGAAAGATTTCCCATACATCGCCTTGTTCTTTGAGTCCTCCACCCAACATTCCACGGGTCGCAACAATCGTCTCAACATCTTTCGCCGCAGGTACGAGAGCTTCTAACTTGGCTTCCAACCGAATTACAGTATCGGAGATAGTTTCAGTTGTGGCCTGCAAAGCCTTTGCGATCCCTTCACCAATAATTCCGCCTTCTTCGGTTAATTCCTTTGCAATAACTGCCGTGATTGCTGGCCCCAATTCAGCAGTTAGCTTAGCTCCCTTAACTCCTGCGGTAATAATCGGACCAACTACAGGAATGGCAGAAATCCCTGATCCCGCTACACCCAGAATCTTCTGTAGGACATCGCTTGCAGAGGTTGCTGATGCAATCCCCTTCAAAGCTCCGAATCGGCTTTTGATCTTATCCGTCTTACGCTTATCGTCTTGGTCTTCCTTCTTCTTTTCCTTTTTGCCCTTGTCCTGTTTTTTGAGCTTCTCTTCCAGTTCACCCAATGTCTTCTGGGCTTCTCCGGTGTCGATCTTAACCTGTATTTTTGCGTCTTCTAGTTTTGTAGCCATCTAAATATCATCCGTTGTCGTTTGAGCCGTAAAGGTATAATCCACCCATGCGACATGTCTATTCGTATCATCTAGAAACGTCGCCGCTTCACTTTGAGCACGGAACTGAATATGCACATTGTCGTGTCGGTTGAAGTATTCGATGTTATTAAAGATTTCTTCCTGTAGGTGATAAAGTCCTTTCCCTTCACTCAAATCGCTATCGGCAATGTTTGCTCCCAGAATGGCATGCTCTCCCACGTCATCCCCTTCGACGGCTACGATTATACGAATGGTGATCTCACGTTGAATCAACCCCGGCTCTTCGTTGAATTCAGGGTCGACTTGTTCTGGTCCCGGAGCGATGATCGCAATGGGACATGATCGGGTTTTCAGTGCCGCATCACTGGCGTCTAATGTGGAAACTAGAACACTGTCAGCTTGGAAGATGACATTACTTGATCCCGTCCAGACTGCCGCCTGGAGTTGATCTTTCAAATCTTCCAGTAATTGACGTGTACTTGCTGATGCCATTATTCCTCCACACGTTTCATTTTCTCTTGTAAGATTTTATCCAATCCATCATCCGTGATTTCGTTCGCTTCCTCTTCGGAAGGATGCAACAAAGCTTTCAAAGACATCAGTAATAATCCTAACTGTTCCATATCTATCTTTTGTTTGGCTTTAATAAACGCCGCCCGGGTGTCCGGGTTCCACGTCTTCCAGTGGTCGAATGAAACCACACCCCCACCCCGCAAAAAGGCTTCGGCCTGATCAACCAGAACCTCTCGGGCTTCATCGGAGAAATCCCCTTCAATGAGACCGGTCTGTAATATAAAGTCATCGTAGTATTTCATAAACTTAAATTCGCTCGTAAGCCAACATCATAGGTCCGTCCTGTGGAATCGGGACTCGCTGAGAATGCGACTGCAATCCCTACCTCTTGACCAATACTCGCTTGGATCTCATTTGCTAACTCCACCATGGGAATGGCATTGTGAAATAAAATATGCTTGTGATCATCCACTGCGTAAGGACTCCACAACAAAGTCAGCTTGTTATTACTCATTGCATACCCGGATCGATTAAATGCTCCTGAGACTCGTCCTTGCATGGTTGACCCAGAATTCGCTGTGTTCGGCCAGATTGTCGATAGAGCATCTGCATCGAATTCACGAAGCACACATGCAATCACCGGAGCCTCGCCCGTGTAAAAGGTTTCCGTTCGGACCTTTCCAAATTCTACTGCAAGATTGTGCTCCATCTTCATATTCGGCTGGAATCGTACTGATCGGACAATCCCTAATTCTGTACCCCCATGAGGGAAGGCATTAGATAGATTCGATGGATCTTTGACCAACCGCGCACGCCATCGGACAATATTCTGTAGATTCTTAGTTGCCATTATGCCTTCTCAGCCTCTTCTGTTAGTAACCGCTCAATCTCAATGGGGATCTTCTTTCTGGACTCATCTGTTAAGCCAATAAATGGCCTCTGGACCACGCCTCGATTGAATCTCAATTCATTTTCTCTGGTGATAAACTTTAACTTTGCAACTGCTTTATTATCCCGCCATTTTTTCTTTTTCAACATGGCTTCCAATGTATCGCGGGCTTGGGACTTAATCCGAATGGGAGGTGGTTTCAGCCCCCATTGGTGATACTTCGCATAGGGGAGGACCGACCCCACTTCAACGGTATTCTCACTCACTGCCCGGACGCCGATACTTTTAGCAAGGGTCCGAGTGTCAATGAGTGCCGGTCGTCGTTGAAATCTCCGGGGGAGGGGTTCACGACCGCGATTCAAATCCTGAACCGCTCCGGCAATGTTGATAAAGGGGTCATCTTGAGTGGGATAGCGTTGCTTCCACTTGAAATCCCCTAAGCGTTGAAGCTGAAAGGATCGGGTGGCATCTTTGAGGATATAGAGCTTAGCAACCTTCGCTCCAATATCAGAGGGTCGGCGAAACATCCGCTTGATGCGGGTGATATCTCCGAGATCGAATGTGGTTGTCACTTCTGTGGTCATACCGCACCTGAGTTAATATCACTTCTCTCACTCCCTCTTGGCGGATCGGGTTTGACATCATCAAAATTCTGTTGATCCAGTTTCGGCCGGACAACTTCACTTCCCACCTGTTCAGGGGAAGGCGTTAGGACTGAAGAGGATTTCGGACTGACCCGATCTCTTGATGTGACGGATGCCAGAACTTTAGCCCGATTCGTCCATGCATCAAATCGCTCTCCCAATCCCGAGGCTTGATTGGATCGCTCTTGGAGGAGAACGATTACCCCGTCTACCGCGACCGCAACATGACGCGCATCGGTACTATCATACGCAACGCCTGTATACATGGGGAAGTATGCGGATTCAATATCGTCTGCGGCTTCTTGAAGTCGATCAGAATCGCTTGATGTCGCTGTAGCTAAATGAGGATTGGTAAGTGAGCGTAACGTCTTCGCAGAGTAACGATTTTGAACTTCTGCTACTAAGGTAGCCATTGTACCCCCTTACGACGGATCGGACCATGTTTCTGACCCGCCATCATCACTCGGAAGATGCCGACCATAAATCCGTGCAAACCAATTTTGAATGATTGCGTATGTCCCCTCCGTGTCCGTATAGGTAAAGGTATCTTCACGTAAGAACGGCGTCGCCCCTCCAACCATACAATACCAGGCACCGTCAAGTTGTTCATACGGGACCAGAATCACGTCATCCACTAACAGAGTCCCGGTCGTGCGAGAGTTCAATTCAATCTCAACGTCGATATCTTCCTCGTTGAAATTATCGAACCACTGATTTTGATCAATGGCTATCCTAAGAATATTCCAACCCGCTTGAGCAGAGAGAGCGACCGTGACAGACTGAGATCCGAATCTTAAAACCAAATTCCCATCACCACTTCCCACAGCACGGTTGTATGCAAGCTGAAGATAATAGGGTACATTCGGCTGAAGTGTAATATTATTCACATTGAGATTCTGGGAAATCCGCTCGTTGTCATCGAACTGTAATGACCGTGGTGTGTCATCTCCCACAAAATCCCGGTAGATATTCGCCGCGCCCGTGGCAGTCGTTAAATTCCCTGATCCTGAAACGGTCCAATCGGTTAAGGTGGTGATGCTTGTCCCGGATAAGGTTACACTCGAAAATGAGGGATTACTCAGTAAACTATCTCTTGCCGACCATGACCGGATCGTTGAAATCAATCCACTGCCCGAGACAAACAAATCATCCGGCTCCCGAGTCTCTCCCCGGACTTCAAACACTTCTTCGTGTTCATTTGCGCCTGAGTGTTCGTCTTGAATACATCGGAAGGTTTTTAGTTCAACGTGGACATTCTCTATGGGTTCATTGTTCTCATCCACCGTCAAGCGGTTGATCGTCCCGTCTCCGACATTCGATCCACCCGCCGAGACGGCCCCGAATGTGATACTGCGAGAATTGACGGATAAGGAATTATCCACCATATACTGATAAATCCGGGTGATCATCTCCTGCGGTTCGGTCTCGGGTTCTTGAATGAGACGCATGTACGCACGAAGGATAGGTGTGGTCATGGACTCACCGAGAACGATAGCAGAAGCCAGACTCTCTCGGAAGCTGGCTAACCCGTCTAAAACATCTCGGGCAAACGGAACATCCCCCTCAAGGGATTGAGTGAGTGTGTCTTCGTGACCAAGATAGTTCTCAGCGTTGACGTGAGCGTAACGACGGAATTCATCCAACACACGAAAGATATTGGATAGTTGTGTTTCCAGCTCTCCTCGTGTCGGGCTCGCCATTTACTTACTCCTCTTTTGGAATCAACGTTGGGGGGTCGTTCTCTCTCCAATCAATCGGAAGCGAATCACCCAACTTAATCATGAACAGATACTGCCCCAGGGGTTTATGCTTCTCATCCCATCGATAGCTCTCATGATCCACTTTCTGGATTCGGTTATGTTTATCCACGACATGCCTAGAGACTTCGGTTAAAACCGCATTGACTTGGCGTTCCGTTAATGGAGCGAAATGACCTTTTTTGCGTATTCGGGTTACCCCGCCTGCTTCCTCTACCTTAATCTCTTCGTGGTAACTCGGAAAAGTCTTCCCGCCCATCACCACGTTCTGTATCGGTGAGTCGTCAGTTGTTCCCATGTAATACGTCTCTTTGGGTTCAGCCTTGGGAACTTTCGCCTTCTTCGGGTCAATCGTTAACGCCTGCGTCTTCGGCTCAATCGTCTTCTCTACTGTCTTAGCCATGATAACACTCCTTTTGTGATGTGCTGACATGAGGTGACTTACGTCAGACAGTCAGCATCAAGAGACAAAAAAATCAGTTCTTAGTTATCGACCTGGATAATTCCAAACGGCAGATTGACAACCACACCGCCTACGGTTTCCCACTGCACGCCTTCCACACCCGAGGACCGGGACTTATCTGATCCGGTCTGACGGCTGTATTCCGTCGGCGTCAAAGGCATCAATTCCATGTGTCCGAAGGGCTTGGTTTCAATTCCATTGAGCACGATGAACCAGTCATCATTGGTCGAGGCAATACGAGGGGTGAAGACGAGCTTCACCTTATCGCCTGATTCCAGGATGATGTTGGACACACCGGCACCCGTTGAAGACACAACACTGTGTGTAATGCCTTGCTTGAACGCTTCTTTCAATGCTTTAGAGTTATGCACTCCGGCATAGATCGTTGCGCCCTGAGCGATGAGTCCCGCAGGAATCAATGGCTGGCCTTTGGTGTCTTGGAAGCCCATGAACTTCTCAAGGGCATCAAAGTAATCTGTCTGGAAGTTACCCGTGGTAACACCGGCACCACTGAGGATGTTTCCGTTTGAATCACCGAATCTCGAAGTTCCGAGGAAGATAGCATTTCCATCGGGTGCATTCGAAATCGTCGGCAACAGATCCGGGTCCGTGGTGTTTAGAAGCAGTTGATAAAAGAGTCTCTCTTTCAGGAGAGCCGCTTTCGTTCCGGTGTTTCTGGCCTGTTGGACGAGATAGCCGGTTTGATCCGTCATCCGATCCAAGTAGTACCATTCACAACCAATCGCCCACTCATAGTTCGTCGCGGTGTAGCTGATTGACCGGAATCCTTCCGTTGCAACATCCGTGCCGCGAGGCTTTCTGCGAATGTCACCCGGACTCTCAGGATAACCAAACGTTTCGGTAATGGTCTTGGCAGAGACACCCATCTCCATGGCTGGAGATAAATCTTCATCTACCGTCTTGACCATCGGTTCATAGGTTTTTGCGTAATCAGCACGTACTTGTGCCGCGATTAACGCTCCACCTTCTACTGGATTCAAGAAAGGCATATCTGTTTCCTCCTAATTCTAGTTTAGACGCCCGGTAACTTTAAGACTTCGATATACAAGCGAACCGATCCGGCAGTGAAGTTCCCTGCCGAGCTTGCGGCTTCGACATCAATCAAGTCACCTTCGTGCATAATATCTGCACCAGTGATCGCCGAGGCAGAGTTCTTTTCACCTGCCACGTCGTTACTGGTTTCAGAAATCGTGATCACTCCATCGGTCACGTTGGTTCCGCCGATTTCCAGATTCAAGCTTGTCGCACCTGATCCGTCACCCTGAATCGGACGGTCGGTGATGCAGTAAAAATCAAGGATCTGAGCGTGATACGGTGCCTGCCATCCAGTGAGTACGTTTCCATCTGAGATACCACTAACAAACGTCAGTTGACCCAAACAGATCGTTTCCTGTGCGTTTCCACCGGCGGCCATGACGATCAATTCACCGAGACTGAACATATACACCATGCACGTGGTCCCGGATTTGTATTCCACAACTGAACCAATAGGAATTCCCAGGGTCGGACGGGTCAGAGTAAACGTGTTGTCGTCGGTTGCGTAGACATAAGCCAGACCTGCGTCTGAAACCGCTCCCGCACCCGTTACGGAGACTTCATGGATTCCACCGTCAATGGAAACCTTACCGGTCGGGACGGGTGTACCCGAAGTGTTTCCCGTTTCACGGGTTGTGAAGAATCCTGCCGGGGCCGCGCCGTTTTCGTCGTTCCATGCCTGTGTCCGGCCACGTGTGGCGGTTGTGGCATGACTGCGCGTTCCGACCATTGCATATCCACCGAAATAAATCTCAGCGGAGTTGACCGCTTCCCATGCCTGTTGGTTACGATCACGTACCACTGGGCCAGTTGCATTTGCTGATAAAGCCATAACTATTTCCCTCCGTTCTTCAGAGCCAGACTGTCTTTCATCTGAATGTCAATGAACTCTTTCAAGGTCCAACGCGGCTTGCCATTGGCCTTCTCTGATAGCTTGTCCCACATCCGCGCATAAACACGGACCTGCTTCAAGACATCCGGCCCTTGGCTTTGATATTCCATGACTGTAGGATCATCGGAACTGCCGACGTTGCTTCGCTCGAATTTGGCAAACGTATCTTCGGGATCTTTCGGAGTTGTAGACTTATAATCCTTGATATACGTTTTGATTCCAGCTTCATCGCCGTTTTTGCTTAGAAGCTGAAGCATTTCTTTTGTGGTATCACCGACGTGATAGCCTTTAAGTTGTGCCATCGCACTTTCAAAAAGGGACGTCTCTTTGTCCTTCTTCTCTCTGTCATTCGTCTTCTTCTCCAAGCTGTCTACCTTAGCGGACAATTTAGCAAGCATTTTGAGGTTGGCTTTCTGTTCTACCGGTCCGCCTTCGGGCTGATCGGCAGGTTCTGCTACTTCATCGGCTTCCTCGGGTTTTTCTGCGCCAACAGCCTTGGCGATAGAAGCCATTCCTTTCATCAGCTCTTTGGCCCATGCCGGTGCCTCTTCGTCTTGCATCTCGGCCTTCTCTTCGTCTTCTTCCTGAGCCTCTGCGTTCTTTTTCTCTTCCTCGTCACGATCCTTTTTTTCTTCTTCAGCTTGTAACTGAGCCTTCTTATTCTTAGGCATGTGCGCTCCTCCTGAAAATGAAAATACAAAACTTGCCGCAATCTTTTTTGCCGCTACTTTCATCTCCGTTTCGCCATCGGCTCCGACGGCAACTACAGAGATCTCTCTTAATTTTGCTTTCTTGACGTGATAAAACGGGCCTTCAAATGTCTGCCCATTGACTTCTAAGGATTCACCCTCATCAATGAATTTGTACTTCTCAACGTCCGCCCCTATGGAGAGTTGCCAGTTTGCTCCTTCTTCGAGTTGAGCAATGATCTCACGTGATGGCCCTTCCTCAGCTTTGAAGATATTCCCGTCAAAATAAACAGCTGTATCGTCTTTCGTGGCCTGGGCGACTCCGACTCGATTAAAGACGGCGTTGAAATGATCAGTGAGGATGGGGACTTCTTTGGGAACTTCGAGGCCTTGTAAGTCGATGACAATCGGATGTTCGAATTGACCGACACTGACCTTTGCGCCTGTGTAAGCAGTTCCTTTGACCTTAATAGACTTGCTCTCATTGGATGCAGTTATATCTGCGCCTTTGATGTGTTCGCTCTGATTCTTAGTGTCTGCCGGCATTGTGATTCTTTCAAAAGTACCGGCTTTCTGGCGTGATAAGAGAAAAGCTGACTAGGCAAAAATCTCTCATCACACCTAGTCAGCCGTAAACTATAGAATCTATCGGCATGAAATGAGGTCGAGGTGAGGAAAATTAAATTTAACTGTAGATTTTTGTGTCGGGTCGGCCTGTTTCAAAGCCTCGATCCGGTCCGGCTTGAGAGAAGTTAGGCGGGTAAAACACCCCATCAGCGGTCAATCTTCCATCGTCTTGAAGTTTGGCGTAATCGAACCGATCCACCATTAACAGACTGCACCTGCAATTATGGCCCATAGGGGTGCTGAATCGAAGCCACACATCATGGGTCGTCGGTGCAATCAACCCATCAGCCGCTAAGTGATTGGCTCGGACATCTGCGTCACGTGTGGCCGCATATTCCATAGCTGGCATGACACTGGATACTTCAGGATCTTGAGCGAGTCTGAACATTCCCGCTGAATAACTGGTTGAGACGGCATTTCTATAGACCGTCTCACCATATGCTCGCGTGAAATCCTTCACCCCTGCCCGTTGTCCCATTCCTTCGAGTAACTCTGCGGCCTGTGGGACTGTGACTCCCTCTTTGCGAAACTGAACGATCTTGTCTTGGATCTCTGAAATCATTTGATCGTTCGCCCTACGTGCAAGACTGAGTCCGTGTTTCCTATAGACCTCCTGCATCTCCGCAATTGAGTTGGCAATTCTCGGCTCACGGGATATCAGATCGTCAATAGCCTCTTGAAAGGGAACGTGTGGGACAATGGGGGTTGTCTCGCTCAACACAACATCAGGGATAGAGGTTGTGATCAGTCGATTCATTTCACTCGAGAGTTCCGTCCTCTCGATGTGATCTACTTGCATATAGACTCGTTTCCTTCCGAGGATATCTGCAAGCATCATACTGTGGTGAATGAGGTCGGCTAACTCTGAGAGGTTCTCTTTCTCTTTATTTGGAGCACCGCGAATCTGCCCTTCTGCCATTCCCGTAATGAACTTTGTAAAGAGGATGGTGGAGCGATTGAATAACTTATGGAGTTCGTCTTGTTGGTCTATCATTTCTTTAAGATACCGGGGAATTTCATTGTCTTTCCAGCATTCACAGAATCAATGATCTTCTTTGCCTTGCCTACGTGATCTTGTAGCTCCGGGGGGATGGTCGTTGCTTCTTGAATGGGATTGAATATCTTATCGGCATGGTCAGAGAAGTTCTGATTGGGTCTGTAGATATCTCCAACTTCACGCCTGAACATTCTTCCAGCTTCTTCCGCGAGATCGTCATATCGGGTCAAAAGCCCAGGAAGGAATTTAACTTGTTTGTTCTCGTCAATGAAAAACCACATCTTACGACGGAATTCAAAGCTCTCCGGCAAGCTTGTAATGTCTAACTCTTCGGGGATTTGCATCATACACCCCTCTTTGACATTGACGTTTGTGATGATCCATTTCCATTTTTCCGTCATAACATTCCTTTCACGATCTCACATAGTTATACCAAATCAATTCGTTCTCTAGGTTTGCCTTCATCTCGTTCAAAAGCTTTTCAACCTCATAAGGTGTCATCTCGAATATCTCAGCGATATCTTCGTCAGAAAACCCGTCATACCATTTCAAACAAAACATGGCCCGATGCGCTCGCTCCCATCCCCGGACGACTAATAGAGCCTGACGCCGTTTCAGGGTCAAGTCTTTATTGCCCGGATGACCTGAGAAGAGTTCATGGGTTCCGTACATTAGTTAAATTCCCGAATGGGAAGGCTTGGGGTTCCTTGGCTGGCTCCAAGACGTTCTTATTTGCTCGGTCCTCATCAGTGACCACTGAGAATCCTGTCCGCTCAGATATCTCGTCTAACTTCATGGGATAACCCGCGCTGTGTAACGTTGCTACCACTTGAGAATTGATTACAGGATCGTAAATCTTTTGATGAATGGTTTCAAACTTAGGCATGGCCGCGCCCGCAAGACCCATCTTAGCGAAGTTGGCTTGATTCAATCTCCAGATCAATCGAATGAGATCCCGAGTCAAGGCTTGATCTTTTTTCCTTCTATCACCCTGCACAAGAGACTCAGTGGAGTCGGCTTCGGTCTCTGCTCGGGATTGTGAGCCTTGGCCTTCAGCCAGTCCCGTGGGTAAGATTGCACCTAGGATGACCCGAATGATGCTCTCCTGCATGTGCTTCAAGAGATCCATCATCATCTGATGTCCCTGACCTCCACCTTCAACGACTTGAACCTCATCTAATTTCCCGTGTACGAAGGTGTGACGACTGCGGTGCTTTTCGAGTTCATCTTGAAATTGATCGCGGATGTCTTCATTTGTTTTCCCGGTTGATCCCGAACGTTCCTCATCCACCTTCCCGATGATCCAGCCGTTCGCCCATCGTTCGAATCCATTGAGTCCTTCTTCCCAGATGATTTGTTTCGCCCAATAATGGAAAAAGATAACCTCAAGCAATCCGAATCCTGACCCTAGACGCCGTTCGGAATTTCCATAAATCAGTTTGACGAAGTGCTCCGGGTGTTGAATGGGCATCCATTCCCTGCGGGTGTAACTGAATAATCTGAGTTCTGTATCAAATTGTCGCTCTCCGGTTTCAGCGTTGACCGAATTAATAGGAAACCATGCAAACCGAGATCGTGGGATATCTCTTAACCCTGTGGGAATCCACCAGTTGAGCATCGGTCCATCGGCGTCAACATTCATCCACATCCGCGTGCCTTCTATGTACGCATAGGCACGGGCAAAGAAGATGGCTGTCATTAGTTCCTGTTGCTGTTCATCGAAATCATTCATCTCCAATGGACCGAGAAGCTTTTTCATAATCTGCGCGGCGCGTGCGCTGATCTCTTGATCATCACCGGGGACGATTCTAGAATCCGTTCCTACTGCTTTACCTGATCGGATTTGCATGGCCTGGTAGACATCGATATCACGCATGATCTTGTCTTCAATCTCTGCGTCTTTGGCGAGTGCATAATCCTGCTCAGGGATTCTGGCCCCGGATTCGTAGATACTGGCAACGGCAAAGTTGTATAGGTCGATGTGATTGTTAGCAGATCGGTCTCGTAATCGGACGATGCCCATGACAGCTTCTCCTATTAAAAAAAAGAGTACTGCATCTGAAGATGCATGTCAATGTTTCTGTAGATATATCGGCAGAATGTCAGGGTCGGTATTGCCGGGAATTGCCGAATGTCTCGCGCATCTTGTCTCCGGGAGAGGCACGCTTTGGTCCTGCGATGAGAGTTTTAGAGGGTGGGCGATATGTTTTGTCAGCTAACCAATTAAAGGCAAGTGATCCTGAATCGATCCGGTCTACATAGCCATCATTCTTAGTTCCTGTGAAGGCTTCGTATTCATCTACAAAATCCTGGTTCCATGCCCCTCGAAGGATGTATACATTTCCTCGCTCCCATTGAGTGGACAAGGGACCGGCTCGAAGTGCTTTATCTCCTGAGACTTTCTTTGTCTCGACGTGGTATCCAGTGAGCATTCTAATGATTGAATCACATTGAGCAATCCCTCCTGATCCCGGCTCCTCTTCCAAAAGCACTGTAACTTCTCTTCCGTCTTGCTTGGCTGTCTCAAGAATGATTTCATCTCTCTTGCCCGGTGTCCACTTCCCTGCGATATTATGCTCAATGCAGAACTCATTATCCATACTCCGCGACATTTTGGTTCCTGATGTCCTCTTAGAATCCTCTGATACGGTCGCCGCTAAATCCCATGCCCTTACGATTCTCCTGTGAGGATTAGGGATAGCATCTACGAACTTGACGTTTTCACGCTTGAATATACTCCCGCCATGCCGAGCAGACCAATCTCCTTCAACTAACTGCCTCCTGGTGATGGGGTCTAAGTGATCCAACCCTTTGAGATAGGATTCTCGATCAAGGGAAGGATTGTCTTCAAGTCTGGATGGAATGAATGGATGGGCTTCAAGGTCAGCAGTCTCAGGATCAACGAAATATTGCTTGACCCATTCATGTCCCACTCCTCCCGGATTCCCCGTGGATCGCATTCTTAGAGGAATCTTAGAGTCAGTGGTCTTTCTGATACGACTGAACATATACCGATATTGAGATTCACTGAATTGCTCGATCTGGTCAATGCCGATGAAATGATACTGAGCGGATTGATAGTTGTACTTATCGTCTTCGTGCTGAAGATATCCAAATTCCACTCTTGCACCTGATGGGAACTCCCAGTATTTATCTGTCGCTCTCCATTCTGCGTCTGTTGTGAGAAGCCACTTCTTAGATTCATCAATCAACGCACCTGATTTAGCCAACTGTGCAAATGTTCGTCTGAGAATCAATGCCCGATATTCTGGATAGCCTACGTATTGTAGGGCAGACATCAGAAGGCATGCTGATTTCGCCCCTCCTACTGATCCACCAAAGAAGGCTTCGAGTGTGGGAAGCAAGAGGAACACAGCCTGCTTGGAATGAGGCTTGTACGGAATGTAAGAACTCCAAGGCAAATCAATCTTTGCCGTTTTCCCCGTTATGATGATTGCCATTGGAACTCTCCACTACTTCAACGATACGCTTCTCTACTCCGCATTCTTTAGCTGTCTTGATGATATCTTGGATGTCTTGACCGTTTAGATTGATCTGGATGAAATTCACTCCCCCGCCTGATTGTGCTTGATTCTCATCATTCTCCCCATACTCTGATCGTTCGGCTTTCATCCCATCTGCAATGAGTTGTCGGTCGTCACTTAGGGTGTAATCTGTTTTCTTGTCTAATAGGGTGTCTTTCTTTTTCAGGCTCTTCTCTCCTACGGATTGCATCAGCCCTGCTCGTTCGATTCGTTTCTGCTTTGCTTTAAGTCGTCCTCGCATCATTGCCTGAAGTTCTTGCTGATCTAACCAACTATCAAATGCCTCTACACGCTCAACCCATCCATTGTTTCTGGACCATTCACCAAGCCATGTTTTACTCTTAGTTCCGTTAAAGCTCTGTTCAAGTTTTGATAAAGACCTTTCTGGACCCATATCACGATAGATTTTGAAGGCTTCGAAGGCTTTTGCACTCTCACCGTCTTGTCTTTCCCAAGGTTTGCTCACTGTTCACCTACTTAACAATCATCCCGCCGCCTTCAGTAAAACCAATATCAACCCCATGAAGATAATCAAGGGGATGGCGATCTTAGCCAATATTTTCAGTTCTGTTTTTGTTTCAGGTTTCATTTTGGTTGTATTGTCTTTGGTTTCATCCTGCTCTTGGCATACGCTACGGCTTCATCCTTTTTCCCTTCTGCTATAAGCCGGTCGATTTTCTTGACAACTTCTTGGGTGTCCATACAGACTGATGCATGGAAGATGAACGAAGCATCTGCGTCATCATTGGCTACGATAAACTCTTTCCCGCACTCAGCGCAGTAAAAAAAGATTTGCCCGTCTCTTACGACATGCCTGGCCCCGCTATCTATGAGCTGTTTTATTCTATGTACTCCGCGCTCTTGGATTCTACTCATTTACTCCTCCTTGTCCCAATGGTTCCCACATGGACAGGTGTAACATGCTTGGGGTGGCCATGTGAGTATTAATCTTGCCCGGACTTCTTCTTTGCATTTTGGACAGGTCATCTCACAAACCCCATTTGGTAGATTAAGGCTTCTTTGTTTTGTGCCCAAATTTGCTGCTCTACTTTCGCCATTACATCTTCTGGCAGTTTTATATCCATTACGGCCATTCCATCCTTGTCACCTTTATATGTTCCTTCACCAATTACATTTCCTTGATCATTTGTTATGGGTATTTTTGACCCGATCTTATTTCTTAACTTCATGCCTCACCTTCCTTATCAAAATTAGGATCGTGTAGCCATCTCAACCATGCAACAAGAAAATAGAATCCCATTGCCTCTGCTCGCTCTCTCATGAATTTATAATTTCTCTTGAAATGCTCTGATACATCTTCTCCTTTTCTTAGCTTCTGTTGGCCTTCAACCAGAATCTTTAAGTCTTTTTCGGATAAATCTAAGATAGCTTCAAACTCTGCATCTTCAGAAAACTTTGACTTTATGGAAATCCCAACAATAGGTACTCCGTCAACTGTTCGTTTGATCACGCCTCACCTCCGGGGCCGTAGTGGAAGAGCTTGAACCCCGGCATATGGTTTAGGGGTTCCCCATCTATCCATTGATAATGAGTTTCGTCACAGGCAAGGATAAGCGGTTCCCCGTTCTTTCGGGGCCATTCTCTTTCTGTTCTCATAGCCAAGGCCCTCTGCTTCTCTATCGCCTCGTCGATCTCTCGCTGGCGTTCTTGGGCTTGCCAAGAGGATTCGGGTTTAACCCAGAGCGTCGGCTTGCCATACATTGCTCGGATTGCCTCTCCGGTTTCCATGCAGATAGCCTTGTTACCCCATCGCTCATGCGGTTTCTTGTACGGCTCAATCGATCCACACTTACAACCTCCATTCAGATCGCAGGCGCAGGACTTGTTCTTTTCTTTCCAGTTCGGATTGTTCTCTCGCTCGTAAGCGTAGTCTATATCCTTCTCCCGCCTCTTCAATTCCTCTACGGAGAGGAGAGAGTGTTCCCACATGTCTTGCTCCTCGTTGGTTTTTGCTTCGTGAGAAAGTGCCGACGTTCTTTTAGATACGGGACAATCCCATATAGGATGATCTTTTTCAGGCTTCACAGAATATTCATACCAGTCTCCAGTATCGCCGTCCATTGCCACAAACTTCGCCCAATCACTAAGCATGCTTGAGTGGGGATAGGTGATCCCGTTGATGGTGACGCCTTGGAGTTTATCTTCTGTTTTGCAGATATGCTTGTCGCCGTCAATAAACTTCCTAAGACATTTCCCGCATGCCACCTCTTCTCTTGTTTCTTCCCCCACATACCGTTTCGTGTCTTTCCAGTTGGGGTTTTCTTTTTTCTCTTCATTGCGTGGAGCAGTCGCCTCTATATTCATCGAGATTTCAAGCGGACCATAATTGCTTGGCTTATAGAAATCAGTCCTTACTGCCGTCCATTTGACCCTATTTTTTATAGCCTTCATCACATCTTGATTACTGTCATCTATCTCCACCTCAATTTGTATCGTTCGCTTGCTCATATCATCTCCTTAATCCTCTGGATCAGAAATCGCTTCGTAATCCTTCGTTGCTATTGTATCACATTTCAACCAATCCAGATATAAATTGGCCGACTTCAAATGACTCTCAAAGTATAATCGCATGCGCTTTAGCCATGTCCGGTCCCCATCTTTCAATAACTTCTGGATTTCAATCGAATCTTCTGAACACAATCTTTTTAGAAGTTCCTCTGCAGGTGAAGTTACTAACTCATGGTAAATTCTCTGTGATGCCCGTGCTCGTCTCAATCCTGCTTTCCGATCAAAGGGATTCGTCGGATCTTGTGCTTCAACTTGTCTGAGTTTCTTTAGACCATCTGAACATAAATAGATACACCGATTCATAATCCGTTTCAATTCTAAGATGGCTTCATCAATCTTTCCCTCATCGCCATGTCGTCTCCAATCTGGCTGAATCTTTTGATCCTTGAGTTCTATTTCACTTAGAGACTGTTCCGTTGCCCCGTTAATCCTCGCTCCGATTTGACTGGTATTGATTACCTTTACATCTGTCTTTGCAATCTCATGTTCTAAGAGAGTACGGAAGACATCAAACTGTTTCAAGGATTTAATATTCTTTCCTTGTGTCGATACCGCAACAGTCATTTGATTGGTTACTTGTTCCGATAAAGCATCCAACTGGCCACCCCATGTATAAATCGATCCCTCTGCATGAGTTGTGTCTGATGGTAAAGATAAATCCACCCCAACTAAAACAATCGGATTGCATCCCAATGCTTTCAAGAAATAAAACCCCGTGTGCATGACACTCATCCCCTTATCGAGTTTCCCCCTCTCTCGAGTTTCTTTTGCAATCCATTTGGACACGGGAACGACTGTATCGAATGTGACTTTACGGCCTTTGTATTGAGAAATGATTTTATGATTCGCGTCGTGATCGTAAACTAGCGTTGTACCAGTTTGATTCACTTGATTGAAATAAGCAAGCCCTTCTGCAAGCATATCCAAATGACCCACAAAATGAGGGAAGACACCGGATCGATTTAATTGATCCAGAACCTTTCCAACACAAAAGAGAGCGGACTTGTTCTGTAATTTCTTCAAGATGCTAATCGCTTCCCGATCCAATGATGGACCCGCTCCTACAAGAATCCCCGGCACTCCTTCATATCCTTTTATGTCTTTGACTCCGTATGCTTCTTTCAATGATCGAATATTCTTGACGCTATTCTCTTCTAACTGCTCGGCGTATCGTAACAAAGTATGGACCTCGGTTTTCCTCTGCGCCACGGCGTCATGAGTCATATCCACAATACTCGAATAATACCCATGCTTCATCAGACTTGGTTTCGCCAACGAAACATACAACGTATCACAGACGGATTCATGCATAAACGCGGATACCCATTGCGGGTAATCTTTTAACTCCCCCCGGAAGACGTGGACGTTCTTAGGGTAGGATTCCTGAATAGGACGATCCACCACTCCGATCCAAATAGACGAATCAAGCTGTGCGATTTTATCAGCAAGTAACGGCCCGTATCCGATGAGGACGATTGCTCCGTCTTTGATCGCGTTGGCGTCTATGTTCTGATCGTCGGCACGTTTCGTTACAGTATTTGGCGTTGCTTGAGACACTGGTTATTGGCCCTCCACATAATGTACATCGTTTTCCTGTTTGTAATCTTCTCTGAATTAATTTCTGTCGGCACGTTGCATGGTCTATGTAAAACTTCCATACCGTGTCGTTGATCTTCTGATGTGTCCATTTTGGATTCACACGCTTCTTTGTCTTACATAAAGCACATGGTAGAACATTATGACCGTTCATGCCATGCGATTGTCCTTTATTTTGAGAATTCCTTCAATGCTTCGTTGACAGTTCCTTTTGTATTCTCTCTAATACTTGATCGCGTAAATCTACTTTTGCCTGCAGTGATTTATTCTCTTTCTGGAGTCGCTCGTTTTCTTCGAGAAGATCAACTACATATCCGAACGCTTCACGTCCATCTATAAGTGGTGTGTCATTGTATTTTTCCATGTAATCCGATATGGAATTACACCACTCCTCAATCGCCTTGATCTTTTCGGGGGTCATCTTTATCTCTCCTATCTAGTTCTCTGACAATACCTGCGCAGATTTCTGTAATGTGATTTACGATATATTCATCGGGAAATCCGTTCCTTGTGTCAATGCGATTTACCCAATCAATGAATTCTTGACTGCGCAAGCGGATAATGCCAAGCCGTTCTTTTGCAATCTTGATTTCGTTATTCACGGCAAAGTCGGGAGCTTCAAGCTTTAGGAAATCATACAGCCGATTGATCGATTGCCCCAAACGCATGGCTACTTTTTGTATAGGCCATTCCATTAGCCCGTCCATTCCGCTTGGGGCATCGGGATCGTTCACCCAATCGTCAAAGAATCCGTCCGTGTATTTTGAGATGTCAACCATTGGCCCTTTCCTCCTGTAATTTTGCTACTTCCTTAAATACCCAGTCTCGCAATTCTTGCGATAGCTTAGGATCGCTACCTCGAATAGCTTCAGCGTATTCCCGCATGGCATGCCTACTCGCCTCTGCATAAACACTGTTTCCCCTTGGCTTCAAAACGAAATACTTCATTTGCAATCCTTGCATTCACTTCTCCTTTCGTTCTTTCC